AGTGTCAAATGTACAACTTCAAGGATCAGCCAGACGGCTGCAATCAAGAGGAATTTCTGAACGTACCTGTGAACTATTCAAAACCTACAAAGATGGAGAGATCCTACGCCACTATTATTTCGACAGTACTGGAAAGATTGTCGGGGCGAAGGTAAGAACTAAAGATAAGTCATTTCGATGTGAAGGAGAAGTCAGTTCTCTATTCGGAATGCAAAACTTCAGACACAAGACAGCCAAGGATCAAAGGCTTGTCATCGTTGAAGGGGAAATGGACGCAATGTCTGTCTATGAATGTCAACCGTGGCCGGTTGTCTCCATCCCCAATGGTGCAGCCGCAGCAAAGAAAGCTATTCAAAAAAACTATGAATGGATCAATCATTACGACAAGATAGTAATATTCTTTGATAACGATGAAGCCGGTCAGAAGGCTGCAAAAGAAGCCGCTAGTGTATTACCACCTAACAAGACTTTCATAGGCTTTCTAGACGATTACAAGGATGCCTCAGAAGCATTACAAGCAGGAAATACTGAATCAATCAGAGCAGTATGTAATTACAGCCATACACAGTACCAACCAGACGGCATTGTTGATGCCAAAACTCTTTTAGAAGTAGTAACCACACCTTCACCACCATCTGATCATGACTACCCATTTGACGGACTCAATAAGCTATTACACGGGATCAGATATGGAGAGCTTGTCACGGTTACTGCAGGTTCTGGGGTTGGAAAAAGCTCCATTCTCAGAGAGATATGTGCTTACCTTCTCAGCAAAGGAGAGCGGTGCGGTTACTTGGCGCTTGAGGAGTCAAACAGGAGAACTGCACTCGGACTTATGTCAGTCGCCGCTAGAAAGTCTCTACACATCGGCGAGCAACAACGAAGCGAGTTAACAGAGATATTTGATAACACCATTGCTAGTTGGAACCTTCACTTATTTGATGGTTTCGGTAGCTATGACCCTGACCATATCTACAACCGCATTGAATACATGGCGGCTGGTTTAGATACAAAGGTCATCTTTCTTGATCACCTATCCATCTTACTTAGTGGATTAGAAGGTGATGAACGTCGAATGATCGACACAACAATGACAAAACTAAGGTCATTAGTTGAACGCACAGGCATCGCGTTATTTCTTGTATGTCATACAACAACACCCCCTAATGGACAATCACATGAAGAAGGCGGCAGGGTGCAACTCCGCAGCCTTCGAGGCAGTAGAAGCATCGGTCAGCTTAGTGATGCAGTTATTGCACTCGAAAGAGATCAACAGGGCGGATCTGAACGAGATGCTACGACAGTGCGAGTCCTTAAAAATCGCTATTCAGGCGAAGTTGGCGAAGCCTGTCAACTGAAATACGACTTAGAAACTTGTAAATTTAATGAAACAGCAGCAACATCAGACTTCAACGCGACAACTGATTTCTAAACCTAACCCACCTACAGCTGAAGCAATTAAGAAAGCACAGTTTGTAGATAAAACATACCAATGGACTAATGCTCGTATTCGATCTGGAGAGTGACGGATTACTTAATGATGTTACCAAAATCCACTGCCTTGTTATTTATGACAGCGAGACTGACTGCTCTATTATTTACAACGATAAAGGTAATCAGGAACCTATCAGTAGAGGTATCCAGAGATTAGAAGATGCTGATGTCATAGTAGGTCATAACGTGCTGGGCTACGACATCCCAGTAATTAAAAAACTTTATCCGTGGTTTGAACCTACAGCTTTTGTATTAGATACTCTTCTTCTATCCCGGCTATATCACACAGATATGGCTGAAGTAGATAAAAAGTTAGACAAAAAGAATATGCCTTTGCAGCTACGTGGACGCCATTCATTGGAGTCATACGGCTACAGGCTCGGTGAATACAAAGGAGAGTTTGGTAAGACCACGGACTGGCAGGAATGGTCACCAGAGATGGAAACTTACTGCGCCCAAGATGTAAACGTCACAGTCAAACTATGCGACCACTTCCACAAATACCTGAGTGGGTCAAACTAGAGCACCAAGTAGCTCAAATATTAACGAATCAAGAATTACATGGATGGTATTTTGATGAACGCGCTGCATGGAAACTTGCATCGTCTCTCAGAAAACAACTTGAAGAAACTCATCAACTATTACGTGACCGGTATCCTTTCGTTGCCGGATCAGTATTTACTCCTAAACGAAATAATCGGACCCAAGGCTATGTCGAAGGTGCTCCATTTACACGCCTCAAAGAACTAAACCCTACATCCCGAGATCATATTGCATGGATATTAAAGACGCATCATGGTTGGAAGCCAACCCAGATGACAACTACTGGGAAGCCGATTATCGACGAGACTGTATTGAAGGAGATGGCTGCATCAGGTGGACCATCGATTGCTTTGGAGTTTCTGAAATGTCTCGATATTACGAAGAGCTTGGGGATGATCTCCGAAGGCACCAACGCATGGCTCAAGCTATGTACGACTGCTAATCGTATCCATCATCACTGTTCAGTTGCAACAGTAACTCATAGATGTGCCCACCGAAATCCAAATTTAGCGCAATGCAAAAGTGATGATGAATTTAGGAAATTATTTACAGCAACGCCAGGCCAAGTCATGGTTGGTGCCGATCTTTCTGGGATTGAACTTAGGCTTCTCGGCCACTATCTTGGTAGGTACAGCAATACTTTTACCGAAACTCTCCTCAACGGTGACATACATCAGGTCAATGCAGACAAAGTTGGAGTCAGTCGCCGAGCTATCAAAACAATTACCTACGCGTTCATCTATGGGGCAGGTAACCAAAAAATTGGAACTTCCTATGACCCTCTATTAAATGAGACACAAGCTAAGAAGAAAGGCAAAGAGATTAGAGAAGCATTTGTTGAAGGTATTGATGGACTTTCGGAACTACTTGAAGCAATTAAAGAGGCAAGCAAAAAGGGTTATATCAAATCAATAGATGGTCGTCACATTATTGTTGACAGCCCACACAAGGCATTAAACATGCTCTTGCAATCATCCGCAGCTGTAATAGCAAAGCGTTGGATGGTCATCACAAACGAAACTATTAAACAAACTGGGTTGTGTGCTTCACAACTCGCCTTTATACATGACGAATTACAATACGAATGTGCCCCTGAACAGGCAGCTGACTTATCAACATCCTTGGTATTTAGCAGTCTCGCAGCTGGAGAATACTACAACTTACGAATCCCCATCGAAGCGGAAGCAAAGCAAGGAGGAGACTGGTCAGAGGTCCACTAATGAAACTACTCATTGATGCTGACTACATAGTCTACAAAGCTTGTGCAGGAGCAGAAGAAGATATTGACTGGGGTGATGATGTAATCACTGTAATCAGTAGATTCTCTGAAGCATTAAAGAATGTAGAGCGTGACCTTTCAAAAATCAAGAATGAATTTGTATGGGACGTACCAGAACTAATTCTATTTTTTAGTGACTCTAAGAATTTTAGGAAAAAAATTTATCCCGATTACAAGGGACATCGAAATCGTAAAAAGCCTTGTGGCTACAGAAAAGTTATCACACAGCTAGCAGAACGTTATGAAGTCATCAAACTACCAACACTGGAAGCAGATGATGCTATGGGTATTTATGCAACAGCTCACGTTGATAATATTATTTGTAGTCCTGACAAGGATATGAGACAGATACCAGGCAGACTATTTGACATGAAAGAGTTGACCACCATTGATCCAGTAGAAGGAGCTAAGTGGCATCTAATTCAGACATTAGCTGGTGATCAAACTGACGGCTACTCCGGCGTACCAGGAATTGGAATCAAGCGAGCCGTTGCATTGTTTGAAGAACACGGATACACGTGGAAAACAGTAGTCAAAGCTTTCAAAGATAAAGAACTTACTGAAGACGACGCATTGATGAATGCACGCCTAGCACGAATCCTTACCTGTAACGACTATGACCCAATCGAACATGCCGTCATTCCTTGGACCCCCACCGCCGATTATCGAGCCGACTGTTGAGCAGTCATTCAAGCTACGGAGGTTAGAAGATCTATTACCTAAGGCAGATAAGGAAGACATCATCACATTATTTATGGCGTTACAACGTCAGAACTTTGCTCTTTGCAATACCGTATCCAACTTAGTAAAACAATGGCCGACTCACCTACCTACTACACAAGAGGCACCATCGAATGCTGGGACTTCATCAGAGACCAGCAACTAAATTACCACCTTGGTTGTGCAGTGAAATACATCTGCCGTGCTGGATATAAAGACAGTAAAAGAGTAGATTTAAAAAAAGCAATCCACTATTTAGAGAATGAATTATACAACACACCAAACGTTGATGGACCAGGCGGAGGAATTCCGTGCAGCCTACAATCTTACGACGAATGGGAATCAGAAGCCGACTCAAAAAGCTTTGATAGATGAGGAGTGGAGTGAATACCACGAAGCATTCCATTTAAAGGATGATTGTGAACAACTCAAAGAGTTAGCAGACCTTGTATATGTCTGCTTCCAAATGGCTGCATCCCAAGAGTGGGATCTAGACGAAGCCATGCGTCGTATACACAAATCAAACTTGTCAAAGCTAGGAGAAGACGGAAAGCCCCTCTACAGAGCAGACGGCAAGGTTCTTAAAGGACCAAACTATGCACCACCATTTTTGAATGACTTAATTTAATGACTAATTTAATTGCCCGAACAGGACGGGTTCAATCCTGGATTGATAACCCCAAAGGACGCTTACCTGTCAGCTGCACAGTATTTGTAGTTGAAAATGAGATGGAAGGACCGAACGGAATTGAGGCTAGTTGGCGCTTCGCTAGTCACGCCCTACGTTTCGGTGCAGGGTGTGCGATTCACCTATCTAAGTTAGATCCTAAAGGGTATGTACGTACTTCAGGTGTAATGGCTAGTGGACCTGTAAGTTTTGGTAAAATTTATTCTTCACTAAATGAGATTCTACGCAGAGGCGGTCATTATAAAAATGGTGCAATTGTTTTGCACCTTGATTTATCCCACCCAGATGCTATTGACTTTATTACTGCTAATAGAGCCGAGCTACCTTGGGTTAAACGCTGCATCAACATTACTGAAGAGTGGTGGAAGGATTGTACGTTTAAGGAACAACTACTTTATGGAATCAAGTCCGGTGACATTTGGTTAAACAAAGTTAAGTATGACAATGAAGGAAACAGAATCAGAGGCAATGTATGCTTGGAAGTATATTTGCCCTCACGAGGCACATGCTTGTTGCAGCATGTCAATCTATCTGCCTGTGAGTTCGGGGATATCTCGCGAGCTTTTGTTGAAGGTATGTCGGGATTGTGTGCCCTCCACTCAGCAACTGGCATCGGTGATAGTGGGGAGTATCTTAAACCAGAAGTCGATAGACAAGTCGGACTGGGAATGCTCGGACTTGCCAACTTGCTACGAAGGTACGGAATAACATACCGACAGTTTGGTAATGCATTATCTCAATACAATCGCGGAGAGAGTTTACGTACACCAGCCTTTGAGTTAGTGTCAGAGATTGCTTCAGGTATTGATAGTGCAGCACAGATAGCAAGAGAATATAAGATGGTACGTGCATTTGCTATTGCACCTACAGCATCTTGCAGCTATAGGTCTGAAGATCTAGATGGCTTCACTGCAACACCAGAGATTGCACCACCTATCAGCAGAACTGTTGATCGGGATAGCGGTACATTTGGTGTACAAACATATAACTATGGCGATGTAGAGATTGCTTCAGAAGTTGGTTGGGATGCTTATAAGCAAGTCGCTGATGGAATGATGACATTACTTGATCGCACAGGACTTCTTCATGGTTACAGCTTCAATTCTTGGAGCGATATGGTGACCTACGACAATGCGTTCGTGGAAGAGTGGCTTCGGTCTCCGCAAACAAGCCTCTATTATTCACTTCAAGTTATGAGTGATACACAAGATAAGACTGATGCATATGCTGCACTAGATGCAGAAGATGTAGAGAATTATTTGGAGGACATTTTAAATGAAGAAATTACATGTGATTGTCAAGAATGAACCCTTACGAAAAACTACTGAACAGAAAAAGAAAATGGACACCAGTCCAGACAACTGCCGGATTATGCAAGGCAGGGGCGGAAGAGACGGTACACCGTGCTCTTGCGTTACGACATATGGAACTACCTGTGGGAGATTTTATCCGTGATGGCTTGGCTACCGACGTACCAAAACTATCGCGGGAGTTATTGGAATCAAACATCACCGACGAAATCAATCACGACCTGGCACTTGGTTACATTGCCAATGCTTACGGGGTTGACGAAAAAGCTGAATCGGAAGCTTTGCGGCTCAGGGAAGCTTGGACTTCGCATCCTGATCACACAATCCTCAAAGCGATGGTTGCCGAACGTGCGATATTCTTCGTTCTTCTACCATTCCTGCGCGCTAATGGTGACGCTGGAATGCGAACAGTCAGCGCGGATATAAGTAGAGATGAACAAATTCACGTTGCTGCCAATAGTCTTGTTTGTCGGGAGTTGGGGCTTACTTTCAGCCCTAGTCTTGATAAACTCCGCAAGGCAACTATCAATTGGGTAATGCAACCCCTTAAAAATAGTCCCGATAAATATTTGGATAAAAAATTTTGGCTGGATTCTAGTGATCGCTTGATGTATGAAGGCAAAGCTCCAGAGCTTTCTTTTACCAAGTCTGCACGGATGCCAGCATTTTTTGAGCATAGTAATGTCAACCTCCCTCAATATGCTTGAGACCTTGGGGATGCAATCCCGAGGCTTAGTGCATCAGTTAGATGAAACATTTCCACCAGTTAATTCTACACCTGAAGATTCAATTGAAAAGATTATGTACAGGTCTGGACAACGCAGTGTCGTTGAATGGATCATTCAATATATGGAAGAAAACCAATGAGTTTTATTAGAAGATACGGTGGTAATACCGAGACAATGGCTCACTCAGGCATGGCTGCTGTACAAAGAGCAATTGATGCTGGGATGACTGTCCATCAAATCCAAGCACAAGCTGGACGTGAAGGTATCAGTTTTGGCCACAAAGCACAGGACTATCTCAATGCACGTCAAGGTACATTCATTGGTAAGTATGGCGGCAACGAAGGCACCATGGCTCACGCAGGTTTACAAGCTGTAGATGCTGCTAGTGCTGCTGGTTTGTCTTACGAAGAAATGCAAAGGCAAGCTGCTGCTGAAGGTGTTCAGTTTCAAAGTGGAGCACAAGCATTATTTAAATCTTATAGAGACGCTGCTGAACAACAGAAACGAAGAGAGCAGGAAATGAAAAGTCTGCAGTCTAAGTTTGATAGTCAGATGGCAAGCATACGTACACAAATGGCAAGCCAGCAAAGTGCGTATGACAAAAACCTGAAGAGTATGGAAAATACAATGAAGGCTACCATGAACCCCAACAATCGAGAATCAGTTCTTGGTATTAAAGGAGCATCCACGGGATCAGCTAGTGATAGCGCAGCAATGGCACGTCAAGGTGTCAAAGGTACATTTAGCCGAAGTGGTTTGCGCATCAAAAAGATCAAAGACAAAGCATTGAACGTAACTTAAATGTCAGCAAGAACAAGGTATGACTATTTAGCAAGCGACCGTTCCCAATTCTTAGAAGAAGCACGGCAAGCATCAGAGCTTACCCTTCCATATTTAATCCGTGGACATGAAGAGCACATGTCAGGTATGAAACAACTTAAGACTCCATACCAATCGGTAGGAGCAAAAGGATGTGTGACATTAGCAAGTAAATTAATGCTTGCATTACTACCTGTACAGACAAGTTTCTTTAAGCTACAACTAGACGAAAGTCAACTCGGTGAAGAGTTTCCACCAGAGATGAAATCAGAACTTGATCTATCCTTTGCGAAAGTAGAGAGGATTATTCTTGAATCAATCTCAGCTTCAGATGATCGAGTTGCAGTACACCAAGCATTACTACATTTAGTAGTAGCTGGTAACGCTCTAGTTTACATGAGTAAGTATGGACTAAAGGTATACCCTCTGAACCGCTACGTAGTGGATCGGGATGGTAACGGTCAAGTGATTGAAATAGTTACAAAGGAAAGAATCTCAAAAGACTTGATCGAGAACCAACTACCCAAGGAAGTTCTAGAAACTAATCAAGTAACTGATGACAATGAATACAGTGATGACGTTGATGTCTACACGCATATCAAGCGAGACAACAATAGATTCGTCTGGCATCAAGAAGTAAACGACAAAGTACTGAATGAATCACGTGGTAAAGCACCAATAGATATCAATCCTTGGATTCCCCTACGCTTTAATACAGTGGATGGTGAAGGCTACGGTAGAGGCAGGGTAGGTCAATTTATTGGAGACCTGAAGTCATTAGAAGGACTCTCTCAGGCACTGGTAGAAGGCTCTGCAGCAGCTGCAAAAGTAGTATTTACAGTATCACCTTCAAGTACAACTAAACCATCCACGCTGGCAGCAGCTGGCAACGGTGCAATCATTCAGGGTAGACCTGATGACATCGGAGTCATTCAAGTTGGTAAGACAGCTGACTTCAGAACTGCTTATGAAATGGCAGGAACTTTAGAGCGGAGACTTAGTGATGCATTCTTGATAATGAACATCAGGCAGTCAGAACGCACAACAGCTGAAGAAGTCAGAATGACTCAGATGGAATTGGAGCAACAACTTGGGGGACTATTCTCCCTACTTACTGTTGACTTCTTAGTTCCTTATCTGAATAGAAAACTAAGCGAAGCACAGAAGAAAGGAGAGATTCCTAAAATTCCTAAGAACATTGTCAAACCTACAATTGTTGCAGGTATCAATGCACTTGGACGTGGACAGGATAGAGAAAGCTTAGGTCAATTCCTAACAATTCTAGCTCAAACACTAGGTCCTGAAGCTATCGCACAGTTCATCAATACAGATGAGGTAATCAAACGTCTGGCTGCTTCTCAAGGTATTGATGTACTGAACCTTGTACGTTCTATGCAGGAAGTACAACAAGAAGCTGCTGCTGCACAGCAACAACAGATGGCTATGCAACAACAGCAGATGCAGATTGAGGCAATGAAGACACCTGTTATGGATCCATCAAGAAATGGAGAAGTAGCAATGATGGAACAGGCAGCTCAACAACAACAACCACCACAATAAATAATATATGGCAGAAGTAATGTCTATGCTCTCTGACGAAAACAATCAGGGAGAACTTAATGCAGACGAACAAGAGTCTCTGCAAATTGGAGAAGAGATGGAGCAGCAGCAAGAGACAATGCTTGCTGGTAAATACAAAAACGCTGAAGAGCTAGAAGCTGCTTACATTGAACTTCAGAAAAAACTTGGTAGTCCTAAAGATGAACAAACCGAAGAAGCGGAACCAGAGCCAGAAGAAGAAGTAGATGAACCAACTGATGCTTCACTATTTGACAGACTTTGGGAAGAATCAAAAGGTGAGTTTTCTGAAGACACCTTGAAAGAACTATCAGGAGCAAAACCTGAAGATCTTGCAAAGATGTATTTGGATTATAGGTCTAACCAAAACACACAAACTCTTACAGAGAGTGATGCAAAGAGTTTGAAAGATTATGTAGGCGGCGAACAGGCTTATACAGACATGGTTGCTTGGGCAAGCTCTAATTTAGAGGAAGCCGAAATCAATATGTATGATGCAGTGATGGAAGCAGGAGATAGAAATGCTGCATACTTTGCTATGCAATCACTTGCTTATAAATACAATGACAAGATTGGTGTAGAAGGAAAACTACTACAAGGTAGAGCACCAAGCAATACAGTGAAAGGTTTCAAGAGTCAAGCAGAAGTGGTAGCTGCAATGCAAGACCCACGCTATGACCGTGACCCAGCCTATCGCCAAGAGGTGATGACAAAACTTGAAAGTTCAAACGTTAATTTCTAAACAACAACCCTTATTAAATACAATGAAAAAAATTATTGCAATTCTGTCAGCCGCTGCATTGGGTACTCCCGCAGTTGCTGGTCCTTATGTCAACGTTGAAAACAATGCTGGCTTTACTGGTTCAAACTTTGGTGGTCATGTAACTGACTTCCACATTGGTTATGAAAGTGCTACTGACTTTGGTGCTTACTACGTCCAAGCTGGCCCATCTATTTTCGCACCTGATGGCGGTGAAGAGGAAACCAAACTGACAGGTAAGGTTGGTGGTTCTATTCAAGCAACTGATCGAGTGTCAGTGTACGGAGAATTGTCAGCAGCATTTGACAGCGTAAATAACTACGGAACAAAGGTAGGAGTTAAGTACAACTTCTGATGAACGATACACAAATCTGGCCACAAGAACCTCGGATTGAAGTAATGGACGTAAAAGAACACAACCCTAAAGCAGAACTATTAAATGGTCGCCTTGCAATGCTTGGCGTCATCGCAGCACTCGGTGCATATGCAGTAACTGGTCAATTGATTCCTGGTATTTGGTAATGAGTAAAGGACTTTATGCAAACATCCATGCCAAGCGTGAACGCATTAAGAAAGGTAGTGGAGAAAAGATGAGGAGCCCTGGTTCTAAAGGTGCTCCGACAGCAAAAAACTTTAAGCGGTCTGCTAAGACAGCTAAAAAAGCTAAATAGATTTAATGGGGGGTGCAATTCCCTCCCTAGCTCTAGACAGCCAAGTCTTTAAAATGGTCTTACTTACTA